CCCGATGAACATAAGTCATTTAACTTGATTGAATTGCGAAATGGGCAGTTTTGTCTCTATCCAAACAACCGTTGTCGCATCTTTGATACCTCGATGACACCTCAGAACGTGAAAATACCTGATTTTAAGGTTTCGACACGTATCTTTGAGGTTGAGAATGATGTAAATTGGGGTCGATTGGGTGATTGTGACGATTACTTCTGGACGACACCTGATGAAAGACGAGAAGAGTAGGTATATTTTACACTGGATTGGTCAATTATCTAAAATTCGACCAGAATTAGGAAGTTTTGCAATATGTCCATATGCATCAAAGGCGAAATTTGCAATTTTTGAAGAAAAATTGTGTCGAATTATGCCAAATGATGAATATGATGTGATTATTTACATCGTTGAAGATGATATTGACAAACAATTTCTATATGATGCTGTTGATGACTATAATCACAACTATTCAGACTATAAATTTATCGCAGATCATGGAAAAACGAAGACATACATACAAGGAGTTCAAACAAGTAATGGAAAATATAACTTAGTTCTTTGTCAACCAAGAAAAGAACTGACTGAAGCAAGAAAAAAACTTGCAAAAACCAATTATTACGACTATTGGGACAAAAATTACCTTGAAGAGGTACTCGAAGAAGACTATGGAATCATTAATGATGAAAAAACACGTTAAAAATGCTCATATGGGCACACATCTACTTGCTGAAGTGTATAATGTTACCTTTGATAAGTTAAATGATGTCAAAAAAATTGAAGAAAGGTGTGTTGGAGCATGTCAAACTGAAAATTTGCAGATACTTAACGTTTACACTCATCAATTTGACCCATATGGAGTCACTTGCACTGTTTCTTTAGGTGAAAGTCACCTTTCATGCCATACTTGGCCAGAAAAAGGGTGTGTTGCATTTGATATTTTCACTTGTGGAGGCACAAATCCAAGATCAGTAGCATGGTGGTTACTTGAATACTTTGATAGTGATGATTATGTCATGAAAGATTATGCAAGATAGGGTATAAATAAATCTAAAAGCATTAATAATGGCGATTCAACGCAGATCAAGAGCATTTAAGGATATAAGTTTGTCTTTTGACGTACATCCAGTAACAAAAGATCTCACTGTCCTTACAAATGAGCGAGCAATCGTACGATCAGTGAGGAATTTAGTTGAAACAATACCTACAGAGAGATTTTTTGACTCAAATTTAGGTACAGATGTTCGTGAGATGCTATTTGAAAACTTTTCAGCATCATCTGTTATGTTAATTGAGGATATGGTTCGGAATACAATCCGAAACTATGAACCAAGAGTAGGAGAGATTGGTGTTGAGGTAAATGCAGCACCTGATAATAATGAATTTGAAGTTAATGTGCTTTTTGATATTATAGGTTTAGATATACCTACTCAAAGTTTTTCATTCATATTAGAACCAACGAGATAATATGCCCTTTACACAGTTTACTAGTTTAGACTTTGATCAAATCAAAGCACAAATAAAAGATTTCCTTCGTTCAAACTCAAATTTTTCAGATTTTGATTTTGAAGGTTCTAATTTCTCGGTTTTAATTGATACTCTTGCTTATAATACATATATCAACTCATTTAATGCAAACTTAGTTGCAAATGAGTCTTTTCTCGATTCTGCGACCATAAGAGAGAATGTTGTATCATTAGCACGTAACATAGGTTATGTACCCCGTTCAAAAACCGCTGCAATCGCTGAAGTTAATATTGGTAGTATAAACTTAGGAACAACAAATGACTCGACTCCAAGGTTTTTAACACTCCAACCAGGTCTCGTTTGTGTTGGTAATCAAGAAAACACAACTTTTCGTTTTTCAATACCAGATGAAATTACTTCAACAAGAGTAAGAGATATAGGAGGGACATCTTTTGCAGAATTTGATGATCCAATAAGCATTTTTGAAGGAACTTATCTTCAGAGAGTTTATCTTGTTGATAATTCAAAAGATCAAAGATTCATCATCGATAGTCCAAATATTGATAGTTCAACATTAAGAGTATTTGTAAAGGGAATCGATGAAACTGGATTAGGTCGAAAATTTTCGATGGTTGATAATATATTGAGTCTGACTAAAAATTCTGAAATATTCCTTGCACAAGAAGTTCAAGACGAAAAATACGAAATATTATTTGGTGACGGTTTCTTTGGTAAAAAGTTAGAAAATAATTCAACTATCACTGTAAAATATATTGTGACAGAGGGAGAGGGTGGTAATGGTGCATCCAATTTTAGTTTCCAAGGTTCGTTTACGAAGGATGATGGAACATTATTTACACCTAATGATAATGTAACAGTCACTACCGTTACAAACGCTTCTAATGGTGCTGAAGTAGAAGATGTGTCTTCTATTAAGTATTTTGCACCTAGACTTTACTCAGCACAATATAGAGCAGTTACACCTAGAGATTATGAGACAATAATATCAACAATTTATCCTCAAACAGAATCAGTTGCTGTCGTTGGAGGAGAGGAATTAGATCCTCCTAAATTTGGTCAAGTTCAAATTAGTATTAAACCAAAAAATGGTTCATTTGTATCAGATTTTGACAAGACTCAAATAAAAAATAAATTAAAAAATTACGCTATCGCTGGTATTAATTCTGAGATTGTTGATTTAAAGATACTATATGTAGAATTAGATACTACTGTTTATTATAATCCAACTCAAGTTGCTTCTGCTCAACAATTGAGAACTGAAGTTATTACAGCATTAAATGATTATTCAAAAAATGTGGAGATTAATAAGTTTGGTGGTAGATTCAAATACAGTAAAATAAACATATTAATTGATAGAGTTGATAATGGCATTACATCAAATATTACTAAAGTCAAAATAAGAAGAGATTTAAAGGCACTTCTAAATCAATTTGCCCAATATGAATTATGTTTTGGTAATCAGTTTTACATTAAACCTGAAGGATTTAATATAAAAAGCACAGGTTTTACAATTAATGGATTTAATCAAACAGCATTTCTAACAGATGTTCCAAATAAAGATGCATCTGGAAATCTTGATGGTAGTATGAAAGGAGTGTTAAGTGTAGTATCTAAAAATAATAAAGGTCAACAGGTAATTATAGTCAAAAGTGCTGGAATGGTTGATTATAAAAAAGGTGAAGTCATATTAAATACAATCAATATTACATCAACATCTGCACAAAATAATATTATCGAGGTTCAAGCATGTCCTGAATCAAATGATGTAATAGGATTGAAGGATCTTTATCTTGATTTTGACGTTTCAAATAGTACCATAAATATGGTTAAGGACGTTATCGCATCAGGAGAAGATGTATCAGGAGTTGTATTCCAGAGAGATTATTATACCTCCAGTTATCATAATGGAGATTTAGAGAGGAAATAATTTATGTCACAAATTGACAAGAGAATAAAAGTCAATACAATTATTGAGAATCAATTACCAGAATTTTTGGTAACTGATTTTCCAAAAGCGACTGAATTTTTAAAACAATATTTTATATCACAAGAATTTCAGGGTGGTGCTACTGATTTAATAAGTAATTTCGATCAATATTTAAAATCTGATAACTTAGTACCCGAAGTAGTTTTTGGTGAAACAAGTTTATCGGAAGATATATCTGAAACTGATACAACCATAGAAGTACCTAACTCAAAAGGATTTCCTTCTGAATATGGATTGTTAAAGATTGATAATGAAATTGTAACTTATACTGGAAAGGAAAAAACCGAAACAGATGTCGCAACACATAATGGTAGTCTCACATTTGCATCTGATAGAACTATACGAAATATATCAACTAATAATGTTAGTGTAAATGATATTGTGAGTTTATCATCAGTTGATGATACTATTAATGATACTATTACAGTTCAAAATGGAACAAGAGTCTTAAGTATTGGTAATAATACAATAATAGTTGATAGACCAATTGTTTCAACTTCAGCTCAAGGAGTATCAAATCAAAATCCTGTAAAAGGTGCGTTTACATTCACTCATGAGAGATTCTTCTTTACTGGTTGTGTACGTGGGTTCAGTGGTATTACAGGATATAATGTTGGAATATCATCGTCATTACTTGATATTAACAGAGAGAGTTTAAAATTTGAAGAAACAAAATCATCATCTCACTTAAAAGATTCGACTATAGTTAATCTTTCAGTATTATTCATTCAAGAATTTTTTAAAAAATTAAAGAAAACATTTTTACCAGGATTAGAAAATCAAACTTTTACATCTGATTTGGATGTAGGAAACTTTATAAAATTTTCACGTTCATTCTATCAATCAAAAGGTATAGAGGAATCTATAAAAATTTTATTTAAAGTATTATTTGGTGTTGAGGCGACAATCTTAGATCTTGAAGGAAATCTTATAAAACCATCATCTGCAGAGTTCATAAGAAGAGAAGTAATTGTAGCAGATTTAATTACACCAACAGGACAACCATCAAATTTAGTTGGACAAACCATTTTTAAATCAACAGATATTGAAACAAATGGTTCAGTTTCAGAAGTTGAAATATTAAGAAGAGGTGGTAAAAGTTTCTATAAAATTTCTCTATTTGTCGGATATAGTGACCGTGATTTGATTCAAGGTGTGTTTACAATACCTGGTAAAACAAAATCACTAGAAGATGTATCAATTGGTTCATCAATTATTTCAGTTGATTCAACTGTTGGATTTGCAAAAACTGGAACATTAATTAGTGGTTCTAATAATCAAATTGATTATACTTCAAAAACAGTTAATCAATTTTTTGGTTGTTCTGGAGTAAAATCTCTTATAAGTGCTGCTGATGATATAAGAACTAATGAAACAATATTTGGTTATGAAAATGGAGATTTATCAAAAAGAATAGATTTAAGAATTACAGGAGTTTTAAATGAATTAGTTCCAATATCTGATATTAATTTAGTAGAAGAAGGTGAAAACGTTTTTGTAAAAAATGTTGGTGAAAAAATACAAAATGACTCTTTAAATTATAAGCAAATATTTGCAAATTCTTGGATTTATAATACAAGTTCAAGATTTAATGTTGGTGTAGATAGTTCTAATTTTATTTTAGAGCAAGATATTGATAAAGCATTTTTAAAAGTAGGTGATACTTTTGATATTTTAAACAGAAATGAGCAAGTGGGTGTTGGTAGTGGTACAATTGACACTATTACGTTTGGTACCCACACAATTTCATCAGTTAACATTGCTGGATTTACACAAAACCCAAATCAACTTTATGATATTCGTCGTAGAATTGAAAAGGTATCAAGTTCAGGTGTGCCTTTAGAAAATGGTAATGATAAAATTATTGGTAATGTATTAAATGTTTATGTTGATGGTGAAACGGATGGATATGTCGCCTCTAACTCGCTACCAACTTATGATATAACTGCAAATGTCATAGAAGAGGTATTAGTTGGAAGCACAGATAATGGATTAGAGGGAAGAAATCCATTAGATGGAAATTATTCAATTATTTCATTTGAACCACCACCCAATTCAGACATAAAATTTATTCAGGGTGATCAAGTTGTATATAAACCAGATGGTCCTAATCTAGGGGGATTAGAGACTGGTAGATCATATTTTGTTGATCCTGTTGTACCAGGTCCAAATCAAAATAAATCAAAAATTAAATTATATAATTCATTATCACAAATTGGAACTGCAAGCACTGTTCAAATTACCGCAGGTGTATCAACAACTACGAATCATAGATTTATTCTTAAAAAGCATGAGAGTGCGGTATTAAAAGCTGATAGAATATTAAGAAAATTTCCTTTAAATCAAAATTTATTTGTCCCATCAAAACAAGAAAAGACATCTACAGAGATTGGTATTTTAATTAATGGTGTTCAATTAAGATCTCCTATTTCGGACGATCAAATTTTCTTTGGTCCATTAGAATCAATTGATTTACTTAATGGTGGAGAGGGTTATGACATAATTAACCCACCAATTATAGGAATCCAAACCAGTTCAGGTGGAGTTGCTGCAACAGCAGATCCTATTATACAAGGTTCAGTTAAATCTGTATTTGTAGATCCTCAAAATTTTGATGTGGCAGAGGTTACAAATATCTCATTAACTGGTGGAAATGGAAGAGGATGTATTTTGCAACCTATATTAGGTGAGAGAGATCGTTTTATTAGTTTTGATAGTAGAAATATTGTTTTTGGTGGTGGTGTAGATATTAATGATGAAACGATTACATTTTTAACTGAGCATAATTTAGAAAATGGTCAATTAGTATATTATAATTCAAATGGTAATACACCTATTGGTATTGGTCCAGCATATAATGCATTAAACACTGTCACAGACACTTTATCTGATGGAGATCCTTACTTTGTAAGAGTTGTCAATCCAAAAACTGTAAGAATTTTCAATACTAAAGTAGATGCAGTATTTGGAACCACTGGAATAAACACAGTTGGATTATCCACTGATACATCGGCAAGTGGTATTCATAGATTTAGAACCGAAACAAAGAAAACATTAATCACAGTCAAAGTATTAAATGAAGGTTCAGGATATACTTACAGAAAATTAAAAGTTAAGCCAACAGGAATTACAACATCATCTGATACTGTAAACTATAAAAATCATGGATTTTCTAGTGGAGAAATAGTAGAGTATTCAACCGAAACAACTGCAATTCAAGGTATGAGCACCACCACATCATATCTTGTCAAAAAATTAGATGATGATTCTTTTAAATTAGCAGAGGCTGGTATAGGTGGAACTTCTACAACTAATTTTGACAGAGGTAATTTTGTAAACTTTAAATCTAATGGTACAGGATTCCAAATATTTGAATATCCAAAAATAAAAGTAAATATTAATGTATCTTATGGATCAACAGTTACTGGAGATATTATTATTACTCCAGTTGTAACAGGTAACTTAATTGGTGCATATTTAAGTGAGGAAGGAACAAAATATGGTTCCGTGACTCTTAATAAAGAAGTTACCCCTAAAATAACAATTATTAATGGTGAGAAAGCAGAATTAAAACCAGTTATTATTGATGGTAGAATTATCGATGTAAATGTTGTTAACAGAGGAAGAGACTATAATTCAGATCCTGAGTTAAGAGTAATTACCGCAGGAGAGGGTGCAGGTGCAGTTGTAAGACCAGTTGTAGAAAATGGTCAAATCATAGATGCTATAGTAACGAATGGTGGTATTGGGTATGACCCTTCAACTACAGAGGTAAGAGCATTTTCAAGAGGTGTAAGAGGTTCATTTGGTGCTAGAGTAAGAGCACTCACCTTAAACAGCACAAAAAGATTTGGTGACTCTTTATTAACTACAAAAGGAGATGCTCTGACATTTGGTGTTCTGAGTTATTCTCAAGATATTGCGAAAAAATTTGAAAATACATTTACAGAAACTGGTTCTAATCAATTTAATCAAATTACAGGTCACTCACCTATTATAGGTTGGGCATATGATGGTAATCCGATATATGGTCCGTTTGGATATTCAAAAGCAGATGATATTAACTCACCTTTAAAAATAATTTCTACATCATACGTTACTGATATTACCTCAGTACCAGATAGACCTTCTGGATATGAGGCAGGATTTTTTGTTGAAGATCATAAATTTAATAATTCAGGTGATCTTGATATACACAACGGTAGATTCTGTAAAACACCTGAATTTCCAAATGGTATATATGCATACTTTACATCAGTTGGACTAGGGACAAATACTAATAGATTAGAGGGTGTTTATCCTTACTTTATTGGTAATACTTATAGATCTCCATTTATTAGTGAAAATCAAACATTAGATCAAAACTTTGATTTTAATAGCACTAATTTAAGAAGGAATACTTTCCCTTATGCAGTTGATGAACCAAGTTCAGATAATGATTTTATTATTGAATCTTATGAAGATGTAAGACAACTTACAAAGATAGAATCTGTAAATACAGGAACGGTGGATTCACTAACAATATTAAGTGGTGGTGAGGGATATAAAGTTGGTGATTTTACAATATTTGATGATACAAATACAAACGGATCAGGTTTTAGAGCAGAGGTAAGTGAAATCGTAGGTTTAGGAGTATCACGTATTGATACAACGACAACCACATTTGAGAATGCTGTATTTGAATGGAAATCTGGAAATGAGGTAGTAGCAAAATATTTACCATTTATCGAGGTTAATAATGGGGATAATGTTACAATATCTGGGTTTAGTAGTTCTATTTTAAATTTAGGTGGTACATATAAGGTTGGTGTTACAACTCATAGAACATCTCTAGAACAAGCCATGCTTGTATCAAATGGAGCAGTAATACAAGATGTTCATTTATCACAAATACCTAATACAGTAGCGATAGGTGGTTCAATAAGAGTTGGTTCAGGAAATACTTCTGATACTGAAATGTTAAAAGTTTTGGATATTTTTGATCAGACAAGAGTTGTAAGGGTATTGAGAAATATAGGTATCGCACATACTCGTGGTTCAAATGTAGATATTTTAACTAATGAAATATCGATTCCTGCAAAAACAAATAAATTTGTTTCGGTAGCAGATGATATAGTATATTTTAATGGACCACAGTCGGTTGGAGTTGGAACAACTTCTGGAGGAGCAATAGAAGTTGAGACGGTTGTTGGTAATATTAAAAAGATGATATCAATACCGACAAGGACAATTCGTATTCCTAATCACCCATTTAAAACAGGTCAAGCACTTATTTTAAATAAAAGAGCAGGTGCATTAAGATTTGATGTTGGAACAACACCAAATGTTACACAATTTAAATTACCACTATTAGGTCAAAATTCTACTGAAGTTTTTGTAATTAATAAAGGTCCTGACAATATTGGATTAGTTACAACGAGAGTGGGAATAGGTAGCACTGGTGAGGGTCTATTCTTCTATAGTAAGGGATCTGTTACAGGTATAAATTCAGGTTCATACTTCTTTGAATCTCAGAAAGAAAAATTAACTGGTGATATTGATAAAGTCGTTACAACTGTTTCAACAAATGTATCTGCAGCAAATACAACGACACATAATTTAAAAAATAATGACATAGTTACATTAAATGTTGTGCCTAATATATCTGTTGGTATAGGAACAACTACACCAGTTTCTGTCATATACAATTCTGAATTTGATAAACTAATCGTAAATCCAGTGTCATTTACAAGTTCTAATGTTGGAACTAATGAAATTGAAATCACTGATCATAATTTTAAAACTGGTGATAAAGTATTTTATGATGGTGGTGCGACAGGAATCGAAACTGGTGCTTACTTTATATACGAAATTAATAGTTCTAAGTTTAACTTAGTTCAAACAATCATAGATTTAAATTCAGACCCTGTTAGAATTGTACCCATCACAGCAAATACTGGTGGAAATCAAACAATTGGTTTAATTAATCCGAGAATAGATGTAGTTAGAAATTCTAAATTAAAATTTGGTTTATCAAATACTTCATTAGCGGGATTTGATTTTAAAATATTCTATGATAAAAATTTAACAAATGAATATTTTAGTTCACAAGATTCAAGTTCATTTAATGTAGGGACAGCTGGAACTATTGGAATAGGAACAAATAACACAGATCCAGATGGTGCAAGTCTTGAGATTAATTATTCTGAATCAACACCTGGTAGATTATTCTATGGTTTAACTAAGGGTGGATTTATAAGCACTGCAGATACAGAGGTATCAAATTATTCAGAAATAAGATTTATTAACAGTAAATATAATGGTGAGTATCAAATTTCAAATGTTAGTGATGATACATTTGATGTTTCACCTACAGTTCCTGAATTTTCCTCTTATACATCAGAACAGTGTGATATCTTAGAATATTCAACACAATCAAAAGATGTTATTGGAGCGATTAAAAAACTTGATATTATTTCCTCTGGATTTAATTATAAGAAATTACCTAAATTTAGAACTGTATCAAGTGTAAGTGGAAATAATGCAAATATTATTCCATCATCTAGAACAATTGGTAGAATTAAAAAGGTTAGAATTGCTGATATTGGATATGAATATTCTGCTGATAAAACACTTAGTCCTGAAGCATTTGTATCTCCAGTTCTTAATTTAGACAATTTAGATGTTATCTCTAATGTTGAAATACTGAGTGGCGGTAATAAGTATGTTTCACCACCAAAATTAATCGTATTTAACCCAGTATCTAATACTGTTGTTGATTCTCAATCTTTATTAGCAAAAGCACCTAATCAAACTGTATCTAAAGTTGATATAGTTGCAGATATAAGTGGATTGGAATCTGTTGTACATAAGATTGTTGCGATTAATAATACGAATGGTATAGGTATTAATTCAGTTCAAACTAGTAATTCAGGGGTTGTCACTTGTTTCTTAGAAACACCAATTAATAATTTCAATATTCAACCATTTGCAAAAGGAGATGAAATATTTGTTGAAGGTATTCAAAGAGTTGGTGAAAGTGGTATAACAACACAAGGAGGTATATCTACAACCACAACTGTAGAGGGTGAAGGGTTTAACTCAGATAATCATAATTATAGTTTCTTTAATGTTGATGATTATATTGTAGGAGTACAAAATATATTAAAATTCAGTGTTGCTGGAGTTACAACAAACGCTGGAATCGCTAAGACTTTCCAATCAGGTTATGCCTCATTAATCAATAGAAAAGATTTGCCAGTCATTCAACCAATTCAAACTAGAGGTGTGTTTGAAGTAAATGAATCTCTTATTGTTGATAATACCATAACAGATTTAAAGGTAACTGAAATAAGAGAGGATTATATAAAAATTGATGGTAAATTCAGAGTCAAAAAAGGAGATATTATAAGAGGAGATGTTACTAACGTCGCAGCTCAAATTACTAATATTATAGGTAATGCAGCTCAATTTAATACTAATTATTCAAATAGGCAAGAATATGGTTGGCTTGATAATATTGGTAAATTAAATGAAGATGTTCAAGTTACTCCTAATAATGATTATTATCAAAATCTATCATATTCAGTAAAGAGTACAGTTGAGTGGGATAAATTCGTAAACTCAGTAAATAGTTTAGTTCATCCCTCTGGATTGAAAAATTTTGCAGATACTGCGATTGTATCACAAACAAATGTTGGAATTGGAACATCTTTAGACTCAAATCAATTAATAGTTTTAGATGTATTAAATGTTTTAGAATTGAATGATAAACAAAGAGTTGATGCTATTAATAATTTTGATGTGGTTAGGGATTTTGATACCCTTGAAAATGAAACAAAATCTAAATTTTTAACATTTAAAACTCGTAATTTAACTGATTTTACAAGATGTAAAACTAATAGAGTTTTATTGCATGATGATATCAGCGATACTTTTTCAAGTGATGGTTTTGAATCTAATAGTACAGTCATCGAACCATTAAAAACTGATATTGCAAAATATTTAATACAAATTGTAGATCCTGATACATCAGATACACAGTTTAATGAATTGGTAATATTAACAACAGAAAAAAATGCTCTTCTATTCGATAAATCAGAAAATTTCACATCTGTTAAATTAGGAGATTATAGCACTCAAATTTTGAATAGTGGAACTAAAAATCTAGTATTTACTCCCACTGAACCATTTACAAAAGATCATGATATTAAAATAATTAAAACTGAATTTAATACTGATTTAATTGGTATTAATACTACTGCTATTGGTAATATTAATCTCACAGGTGTAAATGTAGGTATTGGTAGTACAACAGTTGGAATTACAACAAATACAATTGTAGAATATTCAAAAACTAATTTTAATTCACTCTATGCAAGCATCTTTGTACAAGATTCTGTTACAAAGGAAGTAAATTATAGTGAGGTTATCGTTGATTTTGATGGTAGTGATACAACGATTGCAGAGACTTATGTTGATACACAACCAGGTGTAAGTAATAGTATTGTTGGAATAATAACAGCTAAATTTGAAAATAATTTAATTAAATTACAGTGTGAGAATGATAGAGTCAATACATTAGATGTAAGAGCGAATATTGTTGGATTAGGTACAACGACAACAGGTATTAGCACATTCAGATATCTAGTTGCAGGACAACCAGAGGGTACAGAGAGAAGTGCTAGATACGAATCTGGATATGCTACAGGAACATCAAGCACAATTACATTTGCCACACTGAATAAAAATATTGATAGTTCTGCTAAATCCATAGTCAGAGTATCATGTGGGGAAACATCAGCAGTTCATCAAATTATAGCGTTAAGAGATGCTGATGATATATTAACTGTTCAATATCCCTTTGTATCTGCTGGTTCAACAACTGGTATTGGAACGTTTGGTGGTGAAATTAGTGGTGATGATATAAATTTAAGATTTTATCCTGATGCTGAGTTTAATTCATTAATCGAAGTACAATCATTCAATCAAATTTTATATACTTCAAGTGATTTTGATAATGAACCACCTAAATTGACATATGGAACTGTCGATCAAAGTGTATTCTTATCAACTTATGATGGTGCATCTGGTCTCAGAGCAAATAAAAAAGATTTTGAATTAAAACATGAAGGAACTCCAATATATTCAAAAACATTTAACCCTTCAAACACCACAGGTCTTGCAAAAACCACAGGTATATTTACAATTCCAAATCACTTCTTTAACACAAATGAACAATTAGTTTACAAACCAGATTCAACATTTATAGGTATTGCTGGAACTGCGGTGTCTATAGGAAGCACTCAAAATATAGCAGGTATTGTAACTGACCAACTACCAAGCACAGTTTTTGTAAAAGTCATAGATGAGAATCAATTCCAATTATTTACAAGACCTGAATATGTAAGTTCAGGAGCAGCAGTTACATTTACTGGTAATGGTGGAGGTAATGCTCACAAATTATCCATGACAAAACCTCTAACCAAAACAATAATTGGATTAGATGGTGTTGTCCAAACACCAATTAATTTTACCAACTTAGCATTCTCGTTAGGTGTATTTGATGGTTTTACTCATAACAGTAATATTGGTATCGGACTTTCACAATTTGTATTAAGTGGTATTAGTTCCATTCAACCTAGAGATTTCTTAAAAATTAACGATGAATATGTATTAGTAACTGAGGTTGGTTTCTCTAGTACTCCACAAGGCATAATAAATGATGCAACTGATGTATCTCTTGGAATATCAACATTACCTGTTGTAAAGGTTCGTAGAGGTCAATTAGGAATAGCAGCAACCTCACATGTTGCTAATGATCCAGTTCAACTTCATAGAGGTTCATTCAATATAGTTGAAAGTAAAGTATTTTTTGCTGAACCACCTAAAGGTAATGCAAGGTCAAGAAGAGATGAGACAAATTTACCATTTGTAAGATCTAAGTTTAGTGGTAGAACTTTCCTTAGAAGTGATTATACAACTAATATGTTATTTGATGATTTATCAGATAATTTTACAGGTATTGGAAAAACTTATACCCTAACTGTGGGTGGTGCTAATACATCTGCAGGTGTGGGAGTTGGAAATGGTGTTCTATTCATTAATGGAATATTCCAAACACCTAAAACTGTCAATAATACTGGTAATAATTATGAGTTTAGTTCTGATCCAATTGCAGGAATTTCAACTGTAGAATTTACAGGTATTACATCAACAAATGGAGATCTTATTGTATCAGAATTTGATATTAATCAGAATCAGGTTCCAAGAGGTGGTTTAATTGTTTCATTAGGTTCAACACCTGGTCTTGGATATGCACCTTTACAAGGAGCAAAAGTTAAGGCATTTAAAAATGCATCTGGTGGTATTACAAGCGTTGTTGGTATTGCAACCTCTTCAGGATTTAACCTTGGTATTCAAACTGCTGCGTATGATAACATAACTGGAATTATTACAGTCACCACTGATATAGTTCATGGATTTGGTTTAGAAAGACCAAATATGGTTAAATTAAACAATTTAAACTTTAATATAACAGGTGTTGGAGCAACACTGTTTGCAAATCATGATAGATCTTTATTCGTAGTTGGTATTGTATCTGATAGAACATTTGAAGTTAAAGCAGGAGTTCAAACTCAAAATTGGGTTTACACTGGTGGAGGTAATACGTTTGAGTTCTTTGAGGATTTAACGTTTGGTTCTGGATATCGTGGTGGTTCTGTAGCAGTAGGTGTAACAGATCAGGCATATGAACATAGATTTGTAAGTTCAGGGATTGGATCTATTAAAAAAGGTAATTTTGCTGCAACTGGGGCAAATGTATTTACTGCAACAAATGCAGTTTACACTTCACATACAGGAACTCTTGTTCTTACAATACCGAATCATGGATTGACTACTAGTGACACAATTGGTATTGATACTGGTGGATTAGTATTTAAGTGTTCAAAAGATAACTTCTTCTCAGATCATCCTTATCCAAGAGCAGTTTCAAAAACTAGTTTCCCAAATTCAGATCCAATCGCTGGCATAGTAACTGGTATAGGTGCAACTACACTTAACACAATTACATTAAATGCTGGAGTCGGAGGTGGAGCAGGTAACGGTGCAGTTGTAGAAGCAACCGTGGGTGTTGGTGGAACACTCTCATTTAATATTGTTTCAGCTGGAACTAGTTACGTTAATCCTGAAATTATTGTTCCTCAACCAAATTATGAAAATATGCCTGTGATTGGTGTATCAAGAGTTGGTCAAGGTCCCACAACAGATACAGGTAAAAATTTATTACTTGATCTTGAAGTTGGTGCTGCGAGAACCACTGGTATAGGTTCAACTAGTTTTGAAATTTCTAAATTTAGCATAGTAAGACCAGGACATTCATTTAAAGTTGGTGATAAATTCAAACCAGTTGGGTTAGTAACAGCAGCACATTTATCACAACCAATACAAGAATTTGAATTAGAAGTAATTAAAACATTTACTGATAGTTTTTCATCATGGCAGTTTGGTGAATTAGATTTTATTGATAGTATTAAAAATTTACAAGATGGTGCGAGACGTAGATTCCCATTAGTCTTTAATGGACAATTATTAAGTTTTGAAAAAGATCCTAATGATTCTAGATCTCAACTAATTGATTTAAACTCTGTTCTCTTAATTTTCATTAATGGTGTATTACAAATACCTGGCGAAAATTATATATTTAATGGTGGTACGACTTTCGAGTTAGTTGAACCTCCAAGACCTGAATCATCACCAGATTTAAATGACCATGACCACGTTGATATATTCTTCTATAAGGGTCAAGATGGAGTTGATGTTGATACAGCAGATGTATTTGAATCTGTTAAAATTGGTGATGAATTAAGAGTCTTTAAAGATAATACTGGTATAACTACATCACAACAACAGGAAAGAACAAATTATAATATTCTCAGTGCTAAATTAATTGAAACTGAACTTTATACTGAACTTGGTATTGATGAAACAAATGAAAAACCAGTTAGATGGACAAAACAAAAAGTTGATTTAGTTATAAACGGAAGAAAAGTTGATAAGTCAAGAGAAATATTAGAACCACAAATTTATCCAACAGCAAAAATTATTGGTGATTTTACAACTTCATCAGGAATAGGTGGAGCAAATGGTATATTTGTAGATGATGCTGAAGTATTCTTCTATGAAAAAGGTACACATTTAAGTGCAACAACTCCAAATGAAACTGATGGTGACTATAATCTTACTTTTGATACTGTGGATGCTCTTGTAACTTCTGGTGAAATCAACGTAGCAGCTGCTGCGACTGCTATAGTTTCAATTGCTGGAACTATAAGTGGATTATCGATAACTGAAGCAGGTTCAGGATATACAGGTACAGTTAATATTGGTATTGAAGCACCTATAGGTATTGAAAAATTTGTTGGATTAGGAACTACTGCTACTGCTACCGCAACTATCACAAACGGTAAAATAACATCAACCACTATTGTAAATCCAGGTGCTGGATATACCTTTACTAATCCACCCAGTGTTATTATTGAATTACCACCATTTAAATTTGAAAAAATTACTAGTATTGATGATGTTGAAGGATTTACTGGAATTATTACAGGTATCAGCACAACCACAGTTGGTACACAATCTGCACTTAAATTCTTCTTCCATGCAGATAAACCAGCAGGTACATTACTACAGGGATATCCTGTATTCATAACAGATACAAAAGTAGGTAATGGAATTACCTCAGTTGATACACACAATTCATCTATAGTGGGAATTGGAAGCACTTTCTTAGATAATATCTACAAAGTACACTCAGTGACAACAGATGGTGCAGAGAATGGTCAAATTGTTTGTAATATACAAAATGGTCAAATCACTGGAGTAGGTGCAGGAATAACAGGTAATTTTGATCCTGCACAAGCAGGTATAAGCACCGTGCTTGGAAGAATTACTTGGGGTAGACTATATAATCTTTCTAGAGACTCTAACCCAGTATCTATCGCTGTAACTGGACTTACCGTTAATTCTGGATTAGATACATTCCCAACTATCCAAAGAAAGAACTTCTCTCCTGCATCACTCAGAGGACTAAGATCTTCAGGTGCAATTAGAGTATTTGGACTTTGATTAAATTACCACTATAAATAAAAAGAAAAAGTTTAGATAAAATGTCAGCAATTATTACTGATCAATTTAGAATATTAAATGCTAATAATTTTGTTGAGTCAGTAGAAAATACAAATAATTCATACTATGTATTTTTAGGACTTCCGAATCCTGGTCAAATAAATTTTGTTGGTTATGGAAGATCATCGAATTGGAATTCAGTTACACCAGCTCCAACAGATAGTTTTTCTTATCGTGCCCATACTGGTGACACTAGTATGTTTGGTAAAAAAGTATCATCAGCCAACATAAGAAGAATAATAAGAAGAGTTGATTGGGTAGCAGGAAATAGGTATGAAATCTATAGAGATGATTATAGTATTGATAATCCAAGTCCACTAACACGAGCAAATCGTTTATATGATGCAAACTACTACGTTCTTAATTCCGACTTTAAAGTTTACATTTGTATTGATAATGGATCAACAGGAGATACACCGCTTGGGAATGTGTCCCAAGATGAACCAACATTCACGGATTTGGAACCTTCAAAGGCAGGTAACAGCGGTGATGGATATGTTTGGAAGTATCTTTTCACTGTTTCACCTAGTGATATTATTAAATTTGACTCGACAGAATTCATAACAGTTCCTAATAATTGGAATAGTAGTCAAGATACTCAGATAAGAACAGTCCGTGAAAATGGGGATTCAGATGTTAATTTAAATCAAATAAAACATGTTTATATTGATAAGGCTGGTGATGGTTATAGTGATGGCAAAAATCAAGAAGTTGACATCGTAGGTGATGGTACAGGTGCAAAAGCAAGAGTAGATGTAGAAAATAATAAAATAACTAAAGTCACAGTTACCTCTGGTGGAAGTGGATATAGTTATGGAATAGTTGATTTGGGAAATTTAAATACTGGTGTTAGAACTTCAACAGATTTTGCAAAATTAATACCTATCATACCTCCATCAAAAGGTCATGGTCATGATTTGTATACTGAATTGGGGACTGATAGAGTAATAGTATATGCTCGATTTGATGATTCAACAAAAGACTTTCCTATAGATACAAAATTTGCACAGGTTGGAATTGTAAAAAATCCAACAAAAGTGGGAACCGCAGCAACTTATATTGACAATACATTCTCATCATTACAAGCTATTAAATTTAATGATGGAACAGTTGATACTCCTGAAATTGGTGAAGAAATTCAACAGGTATTAACAGTTGCTCCAAACATCGGGAAAGTTGCAACTGCATATGTTGCATCGTTTGATCCTGAAACAAAAGTTTTGAAATATTTTAGAGATAGATCATTATTTTTCAATACTACCACCTATGATCATACTGATTATATTGGAATATCAACAGCTGCTAGAATTTTTGAATTTGAAGCACAAGTCGGATCAAACAATATAAAAGGTAAATCATCATCATTCTCTGGTTCAGTTGATTTGAATTTTTCAGGAATTACAACTAACCCTCAAGGAAACAAATTAATTAACTTAGGAGTGAACTTTACTGGAGGACTATCTAATTCTGAGATAAATAAAGGGTCAGGTGAAATAGTTTACTTAGATAATAGACCTTTGATCGTTAGAAACTCTCGTCAAAAGGAAGACATTAAAATCATACTCGAATTTTAAAAATGCCACAAAAGACTAACTTAAATATATCACCTTATTATGATGATTTCGATAAGGCGGATCAATTCTATAAAATATTGTTTAAACCAGGATTTCCTGTTCAAGCGAGAGAGTTAACTGGTTTACAGTCTCTTTTACAGAATCAAGTTGAGTCTTTTGGTAAACATATCTTCAAAGAAGGTTCGATGGTCATACCTGGTAACATCGAATTAGATAGGTCGTATTTTTCTGCAAAAATAAATCCAACGCATCTGGGAATTGATGTTTCGATTTATTTAAGTAATCTTATTGCAAATAATAATGGTAAAGGTACAAGAGTAAGAGGTCAATTATCTGGAACTGTTGCTACAATAAAGAATTTTATTTTACCTCCTGCAGAGGGAGTTGATGATATTACAATATTCATTAAATATCAACAATCAGGTAATGATGGTGAAAGTGCTGCATTCCCAGATGGCGAAATTTTAATATTAGAGGAACCATTAACATATGGAAATACTACACTAACACTTGGAGAAACTGTACTAACTTTAGTATCTTCAAATGCAACTGCTACTGGATGTGCATTTGGTGTGAATGAGGGTGTATATTTTATGCGTGGAAGTTTTGTAGATGTTCCAACTTCTTTAATAATATTAGAACCTTACAATAATGCTCCATCTTACAGGGTAGGATTTGATATATCAGAAGAGATAATAAATGCAAATGATGATGAATCATTATATGATAATGCAAAAGGATTTACTAACTTTGCAGCACCAGGTGCTGATCGTTTCAAAATATCTGTTAAACTTGCAAAAAAATCATTAAATGACTATGAAGATACAAACTTCGTAGAGTTAATGAGAGTTGATGGTGGAGAATTAAAAAAATTACAAAATTCAGCAAGTTACAGTGAAATTAAACAATATTTTGCGAAAAGAACATTTGATGAATCTGGTGACTATGCTGTTGAACCTTTTAGAGTCACTGTTCAAAATTCATTAAACGATGAAATAGATTCTGCAGGTCTTTTCACTGAAAATAGAATAACTGATCAGGGAAATACACCAAGTGAAGATTTAGCTTGTGTGAAACTTTCTCCTGGTAAAGCGTATGTGAGAGGATTTGATGTTGATTTATCTGGAACAACAGTTTTAGATGTTGAAAAACCAAGAGATCAAAAGAGAGTTGAATCAGCATCCATACCATTTAGAATGGGTAGCTTGCTAAGAGTTAATAACGTTCAAGGTACTCCATTAATAAGTTTAGGTGGAGTTGCAACAAATGTTATTCAATTACAAAATAGAAGGAAAACAGGAGCATCAGGTACAAATAATACACAAGTTGGAGCAAATATTGGTCAAGCGAGAGTTTATTCATATTCTGCAAGTAATGCACCTTACACTGGTCAAGCAACACAATTTGATTTATTTTTATATGATATTCAAACATATACAATATTGCAGGTTACAGCAGGATTTAGTAATGTAGTAAAAGGATCAAGAGTTAGAGGTGTTGCGAGTGGAGCAGTAGGATATCTAGCATTAGATCCGAATACAACTGGTGCAAATGAATTTGCAGTAGCAGAAACGACAGGAATTTTTATACCAGGAGAAGCACTTGTAATAGATGAGAGAAATGTAAATTCAAATGTTTCTATTAAGGGTATTGTTGCATATACTGTTGATGATATTAAATCTGTATTCCAAGATTCTGATGCATTAGATTCTGATATGCCCTCTAATTTTAGTGCAGATGCTGTCTTATATGAACGAGTGCTTCGTGGATTCTCCCTAACAGATCAATTAAATGTTACAGCTAATACTGCAACTGTAAATAATCGCTCTTTTGCTGGATTAGTTGGTATTCAAACTGGTTCTATAATAGCATATCAAAGAGGTGATGCAAATACAAATGGTCAGATAGTATATAATAGAGTTACTGATTTAGGTTTACCTTCAGGTAAAACTTTAACACTTGATTCAACATCTGATATTGCAGGTGTAAATGAGGGATCTGTATTATCTGCAGGTATATCAACAGTATCTCCATTTAGAATAGCGGTTCCAAGGATTTTAAATTTAGAGCAATCTGGTATATATGCAGATTTACCAAAATCTAGTGTTTCTGTTGTTGATAGTGGTAATTCTAATTTAGTTATCAGTAGGCAAATTAAAAATCAATCAATATCTGGTAATTCAATATCATTTTCTTCTCAAGTTGGTTTAAATATTGCGTCTGGAATTACTAGTGTATTTTTTGAACCATTTGATGCTGAGAGATACTCAATTCATTACACTGATGGTACTACTGAACCATTAACATCAGATCAAGTAACAATTACAAATGGTGGTGCTAATATATCATTTGATGGATTATCAAAAGCATCAGGTAATGCTACAGTCAACGTCACACTGAAAAAACAAGGTATTACAAGTAAGACGAAAGATTTTATTAGAAGTAAGAAATTTGAAGTAACAAGAACAGTCGGTGTATCTACACTAACAAGTTTGCTTACACCTAGTAATGTTTATGGATTAAGAGTTGAAGATGAAGAAATTTGTTTATTAGTTCCTGATGTTGTCAACATAGTTGCTATCTATGAGTCAAAAGATACATCTACACCTGTTTTAGATAAACTAACATTTGTTAGTGGATTAAATTTAGATACCGATAGTATTATTGGTGAAAAAATTGTAGGTCAAGATAGTCGTGCTATTGGACAAATAGTGAGTGCGACTACAAATACCATCGATTTTGTTTATTTAAATGATAGTATATTTACAATAGGTGAAGTTATTAAATTCAAAGAATCATCTATTGAAACTATATTACAAGACAGCACAGCAGGTAATTATACCAACAGAACTGAAAATTATGTATTAGATAAGGGACATAAAAAGCAATATAGTGATTTTTCAAAAATTGTAAGAAAAAATAAATCTGCAATACCATCTAAAAAATTATTAATAATTGCTGACCAATATCAAGTAGCAAGTGGAAATACAGGTGATGTATTTACAGTCAATTCATATAATCAAGAAAGATATACTAGAGATATTCCTAGAGTTGATGGAAGAAGAGCTTCCGATATTCTTGATTTAAGACCAAGAGTTAAAGAGTATAATCCATCTGTTAACACAGGTTCTCCATTTGCTTTTAATAATAGGTTATTTGAATCTACTAATCCTTTTGTTATCACACCTAATGAAAGTTCATTAATTGGATTTAGTCATTATCTTGGAAGAATCGATAAGTTGGTGATAAACAAAAATGAAGAGGTTCAAATATACAAAGGTGAATCATCTGAATTCCCAGTTCCCCCATCAACTGTCAGTGATTCTATGGAGATCGCACAGATTTCTTATCCACCATATCTTTATGATACTGTTAGAGAACCACAGATAAGATTACGAGATAATCGTAGATTTACGATGCGTGATATTGCAGCACTTGAGAGAAGAATTGTTAATTTAGAAACAATAACATCATTAAGTGCTTTAGAATTAGATACAAAATCATTCCAAGTAAGAGATAAAGATGGATTAGATAGATTTAAAACTGGTTTTGTTGTAAATGATTTTAAAGATAGAAATTTTATAGATTTCAATCCTGATTCTGGTTCCAGATGTGATGTGGATGTTGTAAATCGTGAATTGATAAGTGCAGTTGATTTTTGGTCTATGAATCCAGAGTTGGGTGTAGCTTCTGGAATTGATATTAAAACTGCAGATGTCAACTCAAATCTACAGTTATTAGATGCTAATTGTCAAAAGACTGGAGATTTAATAACTTTAAGTTATGAAGAAGTTGATTGGATAGAAAACCCTCATGCAACAACTGCAGTTAATGTTAACCCATTTAACGTCTTGGTATTCTCAGGAAATATTCAATTAGATCCTCCTTCAGATAACTGGTCTCGTACGATATATGTTGAAAATACCAGACAAGAATCAACAGGAGCAAGATGGGCAGAACGATCAAATGTCGTAGGAAGTGAAGTTGTTGGTAGAAGAACTGAATCTCTTGCTGATTTTTCCATAGGGCACAGTATGGGAGGAAGTACAAACGTTGAGATAAACAGAAATATAACCACTCATAGAGTTGAAAGAGAGTTTACTAATGTATTAGAAGGTCCATCTAGAGAATTTTCATATATTGAAAGTACGAAAGTTGATTCTGATGTAGATCCATTTATGAGATCTCGTAATGTTTTCTTTACAGCGGGTAACTTAAAACCATTTACAAGACATTATCACTTCCTAGACAGTGGAGTGCCTGACATAGTTCCTAAAGTAATTGAAATAGAAATGTCATCTGGTGTATTTTCTGTTTTTGAGGATGTAAAAGTTGAGGTTAATGGTAATGAAATAGGATTGTTTAGGTCACAAGCTCCTAACCATAAATTTGGCGATTCATCAAGACCTGAAGTAGGGGCAGGTTTAGGATCTCCTAACAGAGCAATTGAAACATATGATGTTGACCCATATGATAGAAATAGACCAGCACCCTCATCGACTTATTCTGCAACATCAAAATTATTTAATACCGATTGTATCGGATTAGCAAATGTAGAAAAATATTTTGGTTATGTTGTTAAAGGTGCTAAATTAACTGGTGCTTCAAGTGGAGCAGTTGCAACTGTAACAAATATTGATTTATTTTCTGATAACTGGGGTGATATACTTGGATCATTCTTCTTTAGAGATCCTAATAGAACACCTAGACCACCAGTTGTCTTTAGAACTGGTACTTTAACATTCAGAATAACTTCATCTGCAGAAAATGTTATTGTACCATTCACTGGTGATGCCCCATTACAAAGTTCTGGTTCTGCATCATACTTAGGTACAGGTACAGTTATAACACAAAATAATGTTTCTGTTTCACTTCGTAATCCACCAAGACCACCAGACAGACCAAATGCCTTTAGTACTGAAGAGACTTCAGAATTAGGTGTAAGAACAACATTTGAAGCACCTGATGATGACCCACTAGCACAATCATTTACCGTAGATGGTTCAGGAGCTTTCTTAACCTCATTTGATGTTTATTTTAAATCAAAAGATCCAATTGCTAAATTACAAGTTCAATTAAGAACAGTAGAACTTGGTGTTCCAACTAGTTTACTTGTGCAAGATTATGCAGCAATAACACTAAATCCTAATGAAATTAACGTATCTGATGATGCTTCAGTGCCAACGACAATAAGATTCTCATCTCCAATTTATCTTGTAGGTGGAGAAATGTATACTTTAGTATTCTTATGTCCATCCTCTGATAAGTATGAGATGTGGGTTGCAACTATGGGTGAAAAATCTGTTAGAACCACAAATCTACCTGATGTACAAAATGTTGTTGTCTCTAAACAGTATCTTGGAGGTAGTTTATACAAATCTCAAAATGGTACAATATGGACTGCTAGCCAGAATCAAGATTTAACCTTTAAATTACGTAAAGCAGCATTTGTTCCAAGTGGTACAGTTACATTATATAATAGTCCTATTGAACCAGGTAATTTTAACTGTCAGGTTCTACCAACGAATCCAATACGTTCACTACCTAGAAAACTCAAAGTTTCTATTGATGGATCTGGAAGTAGAACAAATACTGAATTACCATTAGGTAGAAAGGTAAGCACAGGTGCTGCCACTGATCCAGAAGATCAAAGTGTTACAGGAATAATTGAAGGACAAGGTTCTTCCATAACCTCAGAGGAGGTTGTATCTCAAGGAGAGGGATATGTATTTACCTCTAACTCTGCAATAACTACAACTGCTTTAACTGGTAGTGGTACAGGTTGCACTGTGAATGTTACAGTTTCTAATGAAAAAGTTACTGCTGTTGCAATTAATGCATCAGGAAATGGTTATCAAGTAGGTGATGTATTAACTGTTAATAATAGTGATGCTAAAGTAACTAGAGGTAGTGGATTAAAGTTTACAGTTACTGCAATATCTTCTAGTTTTGATACATTATATCTAACTGATGTTCAGGGTGAAAAATTTACAAATAATGAAAATCTTGTCACATATGGTGCTTCTAATACTACAAGAAGTGTTTTAAGTAATGTGGCAGTTGATGGTAATTCAACTGTTATAGATCCTATTTTTGAGGGTAACGTTATGGAAGTTACTCAATATAATCATGCCCATCATGGTTTTCAAAATAAAATTGATATACAAAATATAAAACCAGATACTTTGATAGTACCAACAACATCAGAGTTAACTGCTGAAAGCACTGTTGTGTCATTAGCAAATACTGCACCATTTACTTCATTCTCTGGAATTTCAACTGATAGGGGAGAGGCATTAATTGAAGAAGAAATTGTTTCTTATGTTGTTGGCACAGGTCAACTTTCACTTACAAGAGGTGTTTTAAATACAACAGCTTTACCTCATCCTGAAGGTGCTTCTATTCAGACTTATGAAGCAAGTGGTGTCTCACTCGCTGGTATTAATACAGTGTTCACAGTTCCAACTAACACAACTCTTGTAAATCTAACAAATATTGATAATTATTATCTAGAAATAGATCGGTCAGCATTAGACCCATCTAATACAAGAACAGGAAATGCTCTTTTATGTTTTACAAATGAAAAGGCATTTGGAGGCAATAGTGCTAAAATATCTCAGAATCATCAGTATAGTTCATTCTCACCTCAAATTAATTTTATCACACCAGGAACAACAACTGATTTAAATACAAGTGTCAGAACAATTTCTGGTACAAGTGCAGGTGGAAACGAAATTTCATTTGTAGATCAAGGATTTGATCCTACAACTTTAAATGAAACAACATTTTTCTCAACTCCAAGATTAATAGCATCAACTGTGAATCAGGATAAGTTAGGTACCTTCCCTAACTCAAAATCATTATTATTAAATATGAGCATGTCAAGTTCTGATCCAAATTTATCACCAGTTATTGATACTAAAAATGCAACATTCTTGTTTGGTAGAAATAAAATCAATAATCCGATAGGATTTGATAATTATGCAACAGACTCAAGAACAAATCAAATATTTGATGATCCTCATGCATCTGTATTTGTTATGGATAGAGTTGATTTAGAGTCACCTGCAACATCATTAAAAGTTGTAGTCGCAGCGAGTGTTGAACCTGAAGCAGATTTTAGAGTGTTCTACCGTTTATTTACTGCTGATTCATCTGAAGTCAATACAACATATAGAGCGTTTCCTGGTTTTAAAAACTTGAATGATGTTGATGGAGATGGATTTGGTGATGATATTATTGATACTTCATTAAATAATGGTCAAGCTGATTCGTTTGTAACACCAAATAGATTTAATGAATTTTCAGAATATCAATTTACAATTGATGATGTTGAACAATTTAATGGATTTATAATTAAAATAGTGATGACATCAACAAATGAATCTGTGCCTGTTAGATTAAGAGACTTTAGAGCAATTGCATTAGCATAATGAAAACATATAAGCAATTTCAAGAGGGTGTTGCAGCTGCTGCATTAAAGGTAGGAGGAAGTAAAGTTGTTCCTGCCTTAATGAGTGGTATAGGTGCTGCTGGTATGATAATGCAGTCAAAAAAATCTAAAGGTCCATTTGCGGACACTGGAGGTTTTGATGCATCAAAGTCACGAACTAAACG